CAAATCCTAACATGTAAGGGGTATAGGTTTCCCAGTCAAATGTGACCATTTTTGTGTCCTCCTAAAAGCGACGTGTAGTTTATGTGACCCTGTAGGCATCACAATACTATTTAAACATGATCCATACGTTTTGCCAACCTAATAATATTCTGGAGTACCGAAGAATTATTTCGGTTATTACGAATGTAATTCATAGTGTGTTCTGTAAACATATCAAATGCTAGTGAGAACCGTACTTGTCCTGTAGTATTAGGATCAACTTTATGTTCTAACCAAGAGGGAAATAAAGTTATATTACCTGATTTATTATTTACTTTCCAATAATCAAAATACCATCCTAAGTATGGAAAATAATAATCAGTTGAAGTATCTAAATCAGACAAAGAAATGTTACCACTTAGATAAGTATTTTCATGAAACGCATGTGAATGATGACTTATACCTTCATCGGCATTTAATGTTACACCCCATCCACGAATCCATAATTTATCTTTTGGTAATGGTTCTTCTTCTAATTCTACCATGTAATCTGTATATACTTGATAGATTCTATCTGAAAGAAGACCAATTACAAACTCTTTTCTAGAAAAAATATTATATTTTGTCCAAGATTCTCTACTACCTATATTATTTGTTACCAATAATTCAACTAAATCTTTTGTAATTAAATTACCACAGTCATCAATATAAACTGGTACGTCAAAAGATGGAGCGAAGGGTGTGTTAGCATCCCAACTTATCCATCTATACATTTTTGGATTGTCATAACGAACCCTAGTAGGGTGATTTTCCATTAATCCTCTTGTTTTTTTCTACCAATATTATACTTGGATTCAAGAGTCCAATTATTTTTATCCTTGAAACTTAATACTTTGATCTGATTTAATGGAGCAAGATCTTCTACTTGACTCTCATTAACAATACTGATCAATCCCCAATCAGATAACAATTTTGCTATTCTATTTCTTCTTTGAAGATCGTTACTAGAAAAATTAGTATGTTTACCATCTAAAGCAAATAATTCTTTAAAGTGTACGATATAATACTTGCCTTGTTTATGGAGTATGTGACATGATTGATATAATTTCTTTTCTTTTCTGGATGCTACTCCAATTCTTGTCAGTGTTTCTCTTACTTTAAGAAAGTCATCAGGTTCACCTAGTGTGACCTCAACCATGTCAGATTGTTTCCAAGGAATCTCAATCTCGCTTGCCATTCTTACCACCTTTTCTCAATAGATATGAAAGTTTATCTAGTTGATCCTTGGTGAGAATCCTGAGTGCTTGGAGAGCCTTATCATCATTATAACCATAATACTCTTTAACTACATCAAGATAATCAATAGAATCTTTCCTAGCCCAAGGAGAAAATCTTTTCCTTGGTTTCACACTATTTAGGAAAAAGTCATATTGCATCTTGTTAGGTAAATGCGAGTTCTTATTCATTTCATTCGCATACAAAACAGTGTCAGTAAAAGATGACAGACATCTATTAATAATGTATGATGGATATTTTTTTACAGCATCAGGATCTTCATCCAATATATTTTTCTTGGATTGATTGATGCTGTATAGGTAATCTTTCAGTTGGTACATTATTCCAGTGGCGAATTACTCCGCTAATAATAAAGCAATTAGTGATAAGGTAGCTGAAGAATATAACAGAGCGTACCACAACCACGTAATTGTCATATTCTTTTGTTCTGTCGTCTGAGAATGATCCGAGTGCATACTTCCAGATGGTTAACGCTTTATTTAAAAGACGCATTGACACCCATAACTCTAGCATTAGGATTTCTAGCAAGTGCTACTTGTCTTGCTTCTTGGTAATCACGTGCTTGTACAGTTTCTGTAAACACTGTACCTGCTACGTAAAGTCTAACTTCGCATTTCATAGTTCGTAAGTACTAATTCTTTTCTTGTTGCTTGATCTATATTATAGCATCCCACAGACCGCATGGTGTAAGTGTGTGCAAATTCTCCAACTGTCCACTCATAAAAACGATCTCTGATAATTTGATCAGAGTTATAAGATATCAGCATGGGACAGGTATGTTGATCACAATCATGAGCAAACTTGTCGTGATCAAATCTTTTATGCATTTCACCCTTCTTACCATATAGGTTATCTTTGATGTCATATGGTGGGTCTAAGTATATAAATGTGTCTTTATCATCACATAACATACTTTCATATGAAAGATTAGTTATCTTCCATCTCTCAATGATTTCTGAATACTCTGTAAGTCTTTCAATTCCATTCGTTGAGAAATTGGATTCTGATGCTTGTGCAGAGAATGATGACGACTCCGTAAGTCCACTGAAACTACACTTATTGACAATATAAAAAGCCACAGCACGATCAAAGTTTGAGAGATCACTGTCATTTATTTGCTCCTTGGATGATATAAACAAGCATCTTGCTGCATCTGGATTGCAGTAGATACTTTTGATTCCCAGAAGAGCATCTTGAAGTTCTTGTCCGTTATGTTGTAGTTCACACCAGAAATTATATAAAGGTTCATACAAATCATTGACCCATATATCAATATGGGGATACCTTTTTGTAATTTCTAGTGCTACAGAACCACCACCTAGAAATGGTTCACGAAACTCTTTTACCTGGAAAAGGTTTGGGAGGTATTGCAACAGCTTTGGTACTGCTTTGCTCTTCCCTCCTGGATATCTTAGCGGTGTCTTTAGACTCTTTAATGTTCTTGGCATTGTAAGGATTTGGTCTTTTTAATTCCATTGTCCACCTCAGTATCGTTACTATAATTTAGCACACTTTACCGAAATTCGCAACTCATCATGATTTCTGTTAGACATGCTAACAAATTTATTTCTTGATCAGGCACAAGTGTTATGTCTCTCATATACTTTGCCATAATAAGAACTGCTTCTGGTATAGAAGATGGTTTCAATACACCATACAAACTATCGTAGATCTTTCTCATAACAGAACTAGGATCGTTGTCCATATGTTGTACAACCCAATTTTTTACTGTCGTAAATTCTTTCTTCGCAAGTGCAGAAAGTAAAGTGTCCAAGTTAACGTCAGCAATATCAACCAGAATAGCCGCATCAATGGCTCCATTAGCAGAATACCTTTGACACTCATTGATAAGCCTACGCCAATCAGGATAATACCGCTTAATAAGTTTGGCCAAGACTTTATCTTCAAACGTGACTTTCTCATCTTTAAGAATCCCTCTCAATCTATCAAAAAATTTACCTTGTAACTGTACGGATTGACCGTTTTTAACACGAAAGTCCACCACAGTACATCTAGAATGTAGTGGTTCAATAATTTTATTGATGAAGTTACAAGTGAATATAAACCTACAATTACTATGAAACTCCTCCACAGCACTTCTGAGGGAGAGTTGCACGTCATTGGTTGTGTTGTCTGCTTCATCTATAATAACGACCTTGTGGGACGCTCCAGAGGTCAATGAGACAGTTGATGCAAATGTCCTGATCCTGTTTCTGACAGTATCAAGGAATCTACCCTCATCAGATCCATTGATCATGATGTAAGATGCACCTATCTCATCACATAAAGCTTTAGCGATTGTAGTTTTACCTACACCAGCAGATCCAGATAGTAAAAGGTTTGGAATCTCTTTCTGAGAAACAAAACCTTTGAATACATTCTTGATACTGTCAGGTAAAATACAATCTTCAACAGTGGTAGGACGATATCGTTCTACCCATAAAAAATCATTCTTCATCACTTTGTACTATAATACCCTTTTCACGTAGATCGTAATATCTCATACGAATTTGATTTTTAAACCATGCTGATCTATTAGGAGCAAGATCATACTTTACCAACTCATCAAGAATTTGCAGAAGATCTTGCTCCTTTGGAGTAAAAGATATCTGAACAACTCTTGTATGATGGGTCATGGTTCTAATGCAATATAGTAAGTAAGATCTAATGTGGTATTATTCCATTCGGAAATTAATGCCTTGGATACCTTAACATTATAATCACCTGGTAGCAACCTAATGTTTTCAATCTTAAGATCTAAAGAATAATCACCAGTGCATTCACCAACAATATCTTGTTTGTATGTATTACTAGTATCGTTTTCTTTATCCCATAAGAGCAATCTAACTTTACCATTCTTAGATTGGAATGACATATCAGGGAGACTATACACAGCAGACGCTTTCTGCAATGCAATCAAATCATCTGCGGTAAGATTGAATTGTATATCTGCACCTGGAAAGTTTACATTCTTTTCTGGTGCTGACTTAAGAGTAATTTCTGGATCAGAAAAATAATATTTAACAGACCTACCTGCACCTGCAATACGAACAAAGTCATCAGAGGTAAAATCTAGTCTGGGATTGTCAAACAAAGAGATACCACTTAGAAACTGACTAAGATCATAGATTGCAAAGTCTGTAGGAAATGTTTCTTCACTAGTAAATTGAGAGAGAATATTCTCTGCGTTTGAGATTGTCCTTAATTTATTGCCTTTCCTAAACACAATTGAAGAATTAATAGTTGCATAATTCTTAAGGACATCTAATGTTGTTCTTGATAATGTTACTGTCATTTACTTGTCATAATCAACTGAGAATGCAGATGGTGTTTCTGCCTGTATACGATTTGCTCTATCTCGCTTGTCGTTAAAATGAAGGAGCAAGATACCATAGTGAATAATCTTAATGATATCTTTTCGTGCTGATCCTTTTCTATCATAACGTGATGCATACTTTAGAACATTACTTCTACAGAATGCTTCAGCGTCACCTACAGAATCAATAAGGTCAAGAGTCTGCACGTTACCAGCAGAGTAATGACCTTTATAAGTGTTAGAGATGTATTCCGAAACCTCCTTAAGGAGTTCATCTTCGTTGTATTTCACGGTATCCATACATATTGAATATCATCATAATAGCACTCTTTAGGAGTTCCGTCAAGTCTCATTACAATAATTTTATCATCATGGACTTTTTGGACTCTGGCAGTACCATCCTCAAGGGATACGATACTGCCAATGAATCTACAATCTCCTTTACTGAGCATTAGATTCCTCCGTATTTACATCTGCATCAATCTTATCATACAATTCTAGGAATGATTGCTTTGTCTCGTCATCAAAACGATTGACACATACCTTGATTGCTTTCATGCGATCTTGCCAGATAGCAAATGCACGAATAACATGTACAAGTCTACGTGTAGAGATGACTTCATCAATACCACCATCCTTGAATGTTCTACGAATGATGTCTCCCCATGTAGCAAGATTCTCGCAAAACTTTTTGTCAAGGCAACCATAATTAGCAGCAACTTTCTCAAGAATATTCTGCTCAGTTTTAGGAGTAGGATAATCTTGCTCAAATGTCAAAGCAAATCTTTCTAGAAATGCTTCGTTGAGCACGTTAGTTCCAATAAAGCGTCCGTCATCTGAACCTTTACCTTTAGTATTTGCGGTTGCAAAGATGTTGAATCCGTTTGCAGGTTTGACGAATCTTCCAACCTTTTTAAGGAATACTCCTTTACCTTCAAGGATGGATTGGAGACAGAGGATTTTGTTGGATGCAAGGTCAACTTCGTCAAGGAGCAAGATAGCTCCTCTGTTGAGAGCTTGAATAACTGGTCCGTCATGCCAGACGGTTGCACCGTTAACAAGCCTAAAACCGCCAATGAGATCATCTTCATCTGTTTCAATGGTAATGTTTACACGAATGAGTTCTCTGCCTAGTTGAGCACATGCTTGTTCTACAGAGAATGTTTTACCATTACCAGATAGACCAGTAATGAATGTAGGATAGAACATCTTAGAACCGATGATCTTCTTTACGTCAGCAAAGTTACCAAAAGGTACATAGTTTGGATCTTTGTCTGGTACAAGATTTTGTTCTACAATAGGTGCAGCAGGTGCATTGAATGTCTTCTCAAGTTTTTCTGCTACAGATAGATTCCACTTACCACGTGTAACTTTTTGGAACTGTGGAAGTTTGTTAATTCTTTTAGTGACGCTTTGCACTTTCACTCCAAAATGTTTAGCAGCATCTTTGACGTTATCACTAGTAACAACTTCTTCGTCTGTTGTTAGAAATGTGATTAGTTCTTCGTTAGTAAATTTTGATTGGAAAGGCATTGGATTTGTTGTGTATAATATAAAGTATAGTTCATGGTATAAGTAAATGGGAAAGTGATGTGCCACTTTCCCAACTGGTTATGCCACGTGTGATATGAATGAGTTAAGTAACTTTTTATTAGTGGACTTACTCTTAAGCATTTTTTTGAACGCTCTGGTAATCTCACCTTTTTTAGCACCTTCCTTAACTTCAAACTCATTGTCATTCTCAAGATCTTTTGATGAGATAGCATAGAGTTCAGTATATCCTTTTGAGTCTGGAACTACAGCAGACTTATCTTTTCTCCATTGCTTTTGTACTTCTTCATATCTATCATATGAACCGAAGCGAGCAACGAATTCAGATAATCTAGAAGGAGGTAGTAGACGGAATCCAAGAACATTTACTTCTGGATGTCTGTCACGAACTTGCTGAATGAATGTTATGGTAGCAGAATGATAATCCATTTTAGAATATACTCTACCTGTCTTACGATCACGTAATGCACAGTTACCATAGTCTATAGTTTTAGGAGTAACTCTAGATTCTTCTCCATCATCATAACTATGACTTGAACCATAAGAAATAGAGTTTGATTCACCATCTGTTAGGATACAAACATTTACTCTTTGAACATCACTCTGTCTTTTGAAACTAGGAATGATGTAGTTAAGCATAATCACTGCTTCGTTCAATGGAGTACCAGATAATTCTAGTCCTATTGAATAATGGTATGTAGTATTTCTGCAAGAAAAAGCATACGCTTCACGGAAGATGTTTCTGCACATACGCTCATAATCTTTTGGATTAGAACGAGAAGAAAGAAAGTTCATTAGATGAAACTCACCTTCTGCAAGATACAGATATCCTTTTTCTATACCTGCATAAATTCTTTCACGATAGTAGTGGTAACTGGATGGGTCTTGACCTTCCATAACACGGATTGCTCTCTGCCACTCATTAGTAAATGCATATACCTCAAAAGGAATTTGTACTTTCTTACAGAATGCAGTTAGATTGAGTAACTGTTTTACAGTAGGAAGAATTTCATACTGCATAGAACCAGACCAATCAAGAATGAAAATCATGCCATGATTTTTACCATCAGGTACGATGCTAATTCTTTTGAATAGATCTTCACTGTGCTTGTATGTGTGAAGTTTAGAAGTATCAAGAACACCTGTCTTAGCAGTTGAAGTACGTGCATATGCGTCAGCAGACTTACGACATTCAAACTCTTTTACAAGATAACTTACTTCTTTCTTGTTTTCATTACGAAACTCTTGATACTTAGCATCAACATCAGCATAAGTCAATCTAGTATCCCAAGATTCTGGTCTTTTTTCTGACTCTTCAGCATTCTGATCAATCCAATCATGAATAACTTTCCAATCAACGATAACTTTATCTAAGTCAACTTTGTTAGGAATTTCAACATAAGTTGTTTCTCTTCCATAACTGGTATCAGATAATGATTCTGTTTTTTTGTCAAACTTTTCTTGAGTCTCACCTTCCCAGTGATGACCACCTTCAGAACCACCCATGTCACTTTCATCAAAGTTAGGATCATCTATGTCAGACTCCTCATCAATCTTTTCATTCGTTACATCACTATTAGATGATTCTTGTGATTCTGTATCTGGATTGAAGTCTCCATTATTCTGACCACCAAAATTACTATCTAGAGATTCGTCATTTGATTCTTGCTTTTTCTCTTCTTGTGATGCTTTAACAAACTTACGAATATCATCAGCAAGAGTTAGAACCTCATCAAATGTTTCTGTATTTTCTGCACGTGTTACAAATACTTTCTCTTCTTGAGTAAAAGGAATCATAGCAGATGCACCAACCTTGTAGTGTAGATTGATACGATCAATAAATGCAAACTCACTTACATCTTCATCTGCAATCTCAAAGAAATCTAATGCGTTTAGTTCAGCATATCCACCAGAAAAACTTTTGCGAATACCAGGATACTTACGCTTCATCAACTTCTCAATGCGAACGTCTTCAACAACATTCACATATGATTGTGGTACTTGAATTTTCTTTGTCCAATCTTCATTAGGTGTGAACAATGCATGTCCTACCTCATGACCTACAAGCATATCATATACAGTGTTGCTTGCTTTGTCCCAGTTAGGAAGAGTCAAGACTCTACGATCTACATCAAACTGTGCAGTAGGTACGTTACGATGCTCAACTACTAGATTCTCTGTTGCGAGTAGTCTTGCGAGATTGCCTTTGATTTCTTTCTGGAACATTGATTTATTGATTGGTATACTTTAGTATACACTGAAAAATCATTTAGCCAACCAGTGCATGTGTCACTTCGTGAACTGTCTCCTCTAAGGTAGAATAATTTTTATCTTTGTTGACAGTGATGGTACGATCAAATTTATCATCTAGAATGGTCTTGTGTGAGATAACAAATACGTTTGTATTATCGTCAAAGTTACGTAAGATCCAACCAAGATCAGAAGTACCAGACTGGTCAAGCGATCCGTCAAAGATTTCATCTAAAATAAGTAGGTTAGTGTCAACGCTATTCTTTAGTTTAGCAATAGATCTCCAAGTCAGCAATAGACTGATATCTATACGAGCTTTCTCTCCTTCACTAAAGCTTTCATATGAGAATACGTCTCTATATCTAGACTTGATAGTCTCCTCAAAGTTCTCATTGAGAGTAAAATTGACATAAAAATCCATACTTTGTAAGAACTGATTAATCAGTTTGTTCATGGTAGGAAGATATGTCTTGATAATCCTAGTCTTAATACCACTGTCTTTCAATAGAGTTGTAGCAACCTGTAATACATCACGATCTTTTTTACTTACTGCACAATTTTTCTTTGTTGCTTTTTTGTCTTCTATCAATCCTTCTAACTTAACAAACTCTGCTTTCTTATCAGGTGTAGACCCTTCTAGTTCTTTTATTTCTTTACTAATCTCGTCAATATTATTTCTAATACTCATCAATTGATAATTGATATTTGTTATAGTGGTATTTTTTGTATTGACTTCTTGTGTTAGTTCTAAAAACTTTTCATTTCTTTCTTCTTCATCTTTGATTGCAGTTTGTAGTTCTTCATACCCTACATTCATTTCATCAAGTTTAGTCTTACCTTCTTCTATCTTGTCTGCTCTAAACTCATCAGATAAATCTTGAGTACATGTGGGACATACATGATTGTCTTCAAAAAATTCATGTTCCTTCTTACATGTCTGTAATTTTTGATTTAATTTTATAAGAAATGTATTTAATTTCTTTAACTTACTAGAACTCTTAGAGTATTCTTCCATCTCTGTTGAGAGATTTGTAACTTGATCTGTAAGATCCCGAATATTTCCTAAAGAACTTTCTTCTTCTTGCTGATATTCCTTTATCTTTTCTTTCTTTTTACCAATTTCTGCATCTGTTTTCTTTTTCAACTCTAACATATATTGTTTCTGGAGTTCTATCTTCTCTTCCAGAAGATGCAGTTGATAATCTAAATCTTTGATTTCTTCGTTGTTTTCTCTTATCTTATCTTTTAATCTGCTATTCATCACAGAGAAAACTTGAATGTCTAATATATCTTCAATAATTTCCCTACGTTGTTGACCAGGCAAACGCATAAAAGGTACAAAGGTACTAGATCCTAGCACCACAATCTGTGTGAATGACTTGAAGTTCATCTTCAATACATTTTGTTCTAAATTTTTTTGTTGATCTACTGCCTTGGCATCCTCATCCCACGGTTGACCATTACAATACACCATAAACCTATTAGGTTTGATACCACGAATTACCTGATAACTATTTTTTCCAATACTAAATTCTATCTCTACCATAGTGTCTTTCTCATTGACACTATTAACTAGCATACTCTTACTAATTTTTCTAAATGGTTTTCCAAAGAGAGAAAATGTCAACGCATCTAAGATGGTTGACTTACCTGATCCATTATGTCCTACAATTAAATTAGTTCTAGAACGCTGTAGATCTATCTCTGAAAAGACATTCCCTGTAGAAAGGAAGTTCTTCCAACGAACTTTTTCAAAAACAATCATCCTTTAGTTATTTCGTCTGGTGGTATAATAAGATCATCAGGAGTTATAATAGAATACTTCTGACCTTGTGCTCTACAAGAATTGATAATGAAATCTGCTTCTGTTTCTAACACTTCTAATTCTGGATTATCTTCATCTTCTTCTAGTGCCATAACATAGCGATCTGCATCATCTTCCTCTACAAATAGAGGAACAATGCGTTCATCTTTTGAATCAAACACAGAATATATCCCTTGTGGGTGTCCCTTGAGAGTGATGATAAACATAGATTATACTACCTCGCATGATTCTATGTATAGAGATTGCATAAGTTTTTTAAGATCGGTTTTATCTACAGACAAATCAATTTCATCTATATACTCACTCAACAATGTAAGAGTATCCTTGATATCCAAGTCTACATCATCAACCGCATCTATGTCAACTAATGTTTCAACAATCTTAATATCATGTATTCCTGTACGGTAAAGTCTCTCTACAAATTCTTCAAACTTAGTATAACTACGTTTTTCTTCAACAATAATTTTTACAAAACAATCTTTAAATTCATCCATATTAAAATTTGAATAGTCATTATCCAAATCATTGTAATAAACTTTTTGAAATATCTCAAAAGGATTTTGAATAAACCTAAGTTTATTTGTTTCAGTATCATAGATATGAAATCCTCTTTTATCTTTATAGTCATTCCAATACATCTGATATGGGTTACCTAAGTATTGGATGTTACCTATCTTTGATCTATGATGAAAATGACCTGACCATACCCTATCATATTTTTTAAATATAGAACAATCTAATCCACCATGATCAAATCTCATACCAGGCGTAACTTCAAAACCATTTATTTCTAAATGACCACATACTATGTTAGCATCTGAATCTGCTATTGATTGTAGAGATTCTTTTTTGTTATCAGAGTTTATCCAAGGTAGCATCAGGAACTTCTTACTACCTAATTTTAATTCTTCTACATCTTTATAAACTCTAATATTTTTATAAGTTTCTAGTAATAGTTCTGGTGAATTAATCTTACTCGTATTTTTATAGTACGTAGTATGATTACCAAGAATCATGTGTACATCATACTTTTCAAGTCTGTCAAAATAATTTGTCTTAATCCGATTAAGAGTATTAAAATCCACAGACTTTCTGTTATCAAATGTGTCACCAAGATCAAAGACTGTAGTGATACCTTCCTTCTCAAGAGTAGGAAAAAATATTTCGTCATAAAATTTTTGCCAGTAATTCCAGAACGGAAGAGAACCCTTACGTCCATCCAAATGTTGATCAGTTATTAGTGCTATCTTCATCTTTCTTCCATTCTTTTTTTTCGTAATCAAAGTTAGGGTGAGGTGCAGCAGAAACTACTGGATCTTTTGTTTTGTTCTTAATCACAATGAATCTATCAGCAGCAAATGTACCTGCTAGATTTACCTCAATCTCATCTCCATCCTTCCAGTTGACAGTGCCATCCTTTTTGGTGTGAAGCATTGCTTCCTGTATTTTGTCAATTAATTCTTGAGTTAGTTTCATGTTAAAGGTTCAATTCCATAAGGTGTTAGATCATAATAAGGGATCTCTAATTTCTCACCTTTACGTGGTGTAGGTTGTCCTATCTTGTCTAAGATCTCAGCAGGAATCTTTTTCATAGTGATGTCATAGGGTATAGGTGCATTAGCTACACATACCCTTATGCATTCCCATTGTTCCTCAGTAAAAAAATTATTATGATACATCAATCTTCGTGATCATCCCATTGATCAGTAAGACCTTCGTTTGCAAAGAATGCTCTATATACTCCAAAACCTGATAGTAATACTAAAATTACTAGGATTGATATACCAAACGTAGCATTAGGATCAGCATTATAATGCGGTATGATGGCATTACATTTAGTCCATGTACCTGGTAGTGTATACACAGGTGGACATGATGCTAACAAGTCTTTTATAGCGTACATCTCACTTCCTATCATTCGTTAGATCTCCATTCTTTTCTCATTTTAACATATGTATCAGATTTTGCAACTATGTCTCTAACTTTCTTAAATATTTTAGCAGACCTAGCAAAATGACAAGTAGCATGATCTTCTTCTTGGGGTATTACATTACCTTCTTTATCATACTTTTTACCATCTCTATGATTGGCATATCTCCTTGATCTAGTAAATCCCATCTCAAGAAACTTACGACACATATCCATACCAATAAAATCTTCCTCATCACGGTAGTCTAGGTACATACCAAAGATATGGTTAGAAGATTTTACTGCTTCATCGGGAGTTTTGAATCTCCAATGAGCACATATATCGTTAGTATAAGGGCGAACCAGTAGAACTCCTTGCTCTCCCCTTCCAATACGATAAAGTTTACGAGTTTCCTCGTCTGTAAAATCAAGTTCTTTATAGTTGAGGTCATAATCAAATTCTTTCATTCGCCTATGGTATGGATAACAGGGTTTTCATTCTTTAGTATATCATATAATTTTTTATCTTCTGCTGAAGATACAGGAATGAACTCTGTCTCAGCATTAAAACCTTCGTATCTATGTGCCTGATTGATTACAATAGAACCATTTTCTCCTGATGTAGACCTGTGGTATGTACCTCTTGGTAAAAATAATGCACCACTCTGTCTTCTTAAATGTATTATATGATAAGGACATTTAAAGTCATAGTTCACTATCTCAAAAGTTCTCTCACCATTAATAACTCTGTTGTAATCATCTTGATAACGATGTATATAAAATTGCTTACCTCCTACACAGTCAGGTGGAGGTGATACAGCAGCACCTTCATGCACCACAAGATCTGTAGCATTACATTCTTCTACAGATATGTCATAGAAGGTAACATCATCTGTTTCTTTAAACACACGATGCTTTCTAAAAATTATACTACTCATTAAAATCCTTTAGGTTTTTTCTTTGGTTTATCTAATACATGTACAACTGCATCAAATTTTGGTAAATGATTATTATTCCACCACCACTCTTGAACCTCGTCATATGATTCTACCACAAAAGATTTGTTTTGACAAACAATTTTATAATGATGACGATCATAGGGTTCGTTACTTGTTTGTTTAAAAAATTTAGTCATACCCACTCTGGTTTGCGTGATGGGTCACGAAGATAGTTAGTAGCAACCCAAGGTTTAGATGCAATGTAGCGTTTGTATGCAGTGAAGATGTCAATACTTGTATCGTACTTGAACTCATCAGGACCTGCAAATACAAACATGTCAGAATGTTCTCTAACATGTCTGATGTATTGAAATGGAAAAATCTTTTCTGCATGTAGAATAGTAGATTCACAACTATGAACCTTGCCATACCTGTGTGTATACTCTTTACACAATGCTAGACCATGACGTATTAACCACGACCAGTTCTGTTGTGCCCAGATAGTACAAGGATGATTGCGGAACGCACCCTTGTCTGTTTTGTATGGTGTACCATCTAACTTAGGTAACTCGCCAATACCATGACCCCACTTCTTAGATGCTACGATAGATAACATCTGACATGTCTCTAGTGGCATCTTGACAATATGTTTGTCAGGTAATACTTGTGCTGACTTGATAGGATCAGGGTCAGTAACAAAAATGTTCATAATATAATAGGTCTTGTCTTAATAAAATATGCTGCCCTAATACTAGGATAGCATTCTCTCATCTTTTTGACAACAGCTAATTGTATTTCAATCACAGAGTTCATCATTATCGCTTGTATCATCATATGTAAGAGTGCTTCCTCCATATGTTTTGTACGCTTCTAAATCTGAGTACACCTCAGATTCCAACTCGGCGGTTATGTCCTTGAGTTGTGTTATGATTTCTTTTAATCTTTCTTTGTTCATCTTCCCTCCCTAGATCTATTTCTTATTGTAATATGATTTCCTTCAATTGCAAACTCTAGATAATCTATATGATCCCATCCAAGTTCTGCATATAAGTCATCTAGTTTTTTCATATCTTCCCAGAGATCAGTGGGAGTAGGTTCACCCCAGAATGGATTCTCGTCAGGATTCATTAGCGATTCATTTTAATTTCTATGTTCTCTTTAATACTTCCCATATCAGATGAGGAAGCATTCATTCCTTGCATGTCACCAGTATATGAATCAGTATGCATTACCTCATCATAACCTGACTTTTCAAGAATCTTATTTTTAATTTCCATTTGCTTTTTCTCTTTCTGAATACGTCTGAGAAAAGCATAGTATATAATTTGCGTAAAGTAAGCAAATGGATTGGAGGATTTTTCTGGATTGAAATTATCTATGTATTGTAAACAATTCTCTATACCATCACATATCATATCCTCACGAAACATATAGTTTACAAAATTTGGTTTGTATGATAAGTGTGTAGCAATTTTCAAGAAACATTCTCCTATGTAATTAGGAACACGAGGTCTTGCTGTTCCATCGTCACGTGCCTTTAAGACAGAATTACGATAGACAGTAATTGCTGCTAGAAACTCTTTGTTATTGACATAATATTCTGTCTTCTTTCTCATTCTAGGCATTTCTGTTATCCTTATTGTAGGGGAAACGAACACAATTGTCAAGAGGGGGTTGACAAGTGTTTAAAAAAGCAGTAGACTAACTCTGTCAAGGGTTAAAGGGGAGTCTAGCTTCTTTTATATAATTCTTCAAGAGCTTGTTTAGTTTTATTCACGGAACCTAAATTTCCCATATCACGAGTAAATTGTTTGGGATTAGCAGCTTCTTTAAATTGTGTTAACTCTATATGTTGTCTTTGAACAGTGACATTATAAAAATTTTTTATATTATTATCTTCAACTTCAGTCATTGTGATAATATGTTTTTTAGGAAGAACAAATGTATGATCAAAAGTAGAAGTAATCCATTCAGTTAAAGCAAAACCTCCGATCCTAAGATTTTTATTAGTAGTATCTATTTTAGTCACTTCCATAGGACTATCAAGAACTAGACTATCATCATCAGGCATATAAGAAACTTTTGATATAAGTTCCTCTCCAGTAGTAAGTTTAATTGTAGCGATAAAATCTTCTTCCATTAACTTGCCTTTAGATTGATCTTAATAACTTCATATTTAAAATTCTCTTCGTTGTATATAGTTACTCTTTCATTCAAATGTCTGAGAGTATAATTCTGACCTCCGATGTCATCAGCAATATCATATAGTGTTGCTATACTCTTTCCTTCTCCCTTACGTAAGACCCTACCAATTGATTGTAGGTTTCGGATGCGGGATTTGGAGGGCGATGCAAAGATGATGTTATGAAGACGCTTAATGTTAATTCCAGTTGAGAATGTGCCGTAACTGGCAACAATGACTGCATTATCTTCCTCCTCTGTAATCAAACGAACTTCTTCACGATCTACTACTTCAGTACCACCATGAACAAAGAAAACTTTTCTATCTTCTTTGACATTACTATTTATTAGATCGTATAAAGGTTCTCCATGCTTTTCAACGTAGTTAAATAGTACTAGAGTGTTACCTTCTAGGTCTTTAATTAAATTTTTAATGAGGTTATTACGACCACGATGCTCAACCAAATAGTCTATCTCATCATGATATGTTTCAAAATGTTGAGGAGAGTGTTTACACAGTAGTATTTTAATCCTAAATTTAGATAGGTAACCTGACTTGATAAGATCATCTGTCTTAGTTACTTGATCACAAGATCCAAAAAGACCTTCAAGTACCCACTTATGAGTCTTAGATCCATCTAGTGTTCCAGTAAATCCAAATCTATATTTAGCATTATGCAACTTAGTCATAATGCCAGTCAGTGATTTACTCTTAAATAGATGTGCTTCATCACCAATGACACAATCTATGTCATCAAAATATCTCTTGGGAAATTTGTAGATAGATTGCCAAGTAGATATAATAATATCTTTATCTGTATTTTTATCCTTACCACCATAGATCTTATGAACAAAGTCGTCAGCGTTCCACCCGTAAGAAATAAAATCATTGACCATCTGCTCAACGAGGGATGTAGTTGGGACGACTATAAGTATCTTCTTTGCGGTGGCAGCATAGTATCTGACTATGGAGTAGATCATAAGAGACTTCCCAGATCCCGTAGGAGAAAGTAACAACTTACGATTATTTTTTATAGCCTCGTAGACTGCCTTGTATTGGTAGACACGAGGTTTTATATTGCAAACCTTATCCATAAAGGTTTTAACACCTGCTGGTGATACAAACTTATTCTCTTCATGTATATCACCATACCATTCACTAGTCTCATACTCTATCTGGTATTGTTTTTCATGTGCCCATGTATGAAGATGCTCTGTTAGACCATGATACAATGCACCAGTAGCGGGTGAATATAATTGTATAGTGCCATCCCAGTGTCTATACCTAGGATTCTTTTTTAAATACTTTGCTTCGGGAACTTCAAATGTAAAGTAATCTGCTAGTTCTCTGTGAACATATTCTTCTGGAGAATGAACAGTAACGTATACTTCATTCTTCTTTTTGACTAGGAGGTGTGTCATTACTGTCCATTGATAAATTTCTCCCACTCAATAGCACTCTTAACTTGGAATCCTCTGTTTGATATCTGTTTCATTACCTGATCTAACCAGTAAAGCATTTGATCTAGGTATTTAATTTTCGCTTCTAGGTTAATGATTTCATCATCAGACTCTAGATATACTTTCATCTTTTCAGATGTTTTAATACTATTGCCAAAAGGTTTTTCGGCATATACTCTTGCGTCAGCTTCTCCTCCATAGTACTCACGCTTTTCTTTTACAAGTTTGCGAACTTCAAATTCAAGTGAGGTTTTAATCTGAGATATATCGGTATAGTGGTTTAAGTATTTATTATGGCAGAAAGGAATGTCTAATGCGATCTGTCCTAAGTCAGCACTATATTGTTTATTTTTAAATTGAAAATCTACGTGACTATCTTCTGTCCACTCTGTTCTCAGTTTTTCAAATTTATTACGAAGGGTTTCAAAATTCATTCAAATGGTCTCATTCTTTCATCAAGTATATCGTACTTCTCATACTTAAACGTAACGTCAGCAAGTAGGTAGTCTATATCTCCTACTGTAGCATCAAACGGTACTCCTGACAAGCTTACTGGAAATAAATTTGTAAATTCTACTACGTGATTTACATTGGAATGAGAGGTGAGAATAAATAACCTACCATTAGAATATAAATCTGGAGTTCCTTCAGCAGTTCTAGAATCAGCAAGTCCATAAGTTCTGATCCAGTTATGAATAGAATAATAATTTTTTAACTCTTCATCTATCATAAAACGAACAGATAGATCACCAAATGATACTCCACCACTAGCAGCAATAGGTACACCTCTGAATGGTGTTTGTACCTCAGCAAATGGCATGGATATATCTGGTATGGAAGCGGACTGACAGAAAAAATCTACACCATGAAATAACTGTAGATCTAATTTAAAACCTACAGGTATCAAAAAATTTCTATTCTTTGGTTGCTCGTTATACCAAGTGGCAGCCATGATTACTTCCTAGTTACTATTATTTAGTGTACCACCAGTAAGGACCTTCACCAGGACCTCCTGTATAATCATCGTCATCATCATCCCACGTAATATTAATGTTTGGTGGTCTTCTTTTCTTCCAAGTCTTTACTGTAATAATTGTAGCAACTGTTGCAGCAGATACTATGGGTGAAGCAAAGAGTAGTATCTTTTGTAACATCAGCTCCAGTATTCGTCTAATATATCTAGTACATTATTTAGTATCATTTGTGCAGCTGCCCTTTCGTTTTCATCCCAATGTGGATACCATTGATGTTTATGTAATCCGTCTTTCATACGCATTATCTTCGCAGTCATTTGCACTTTATCCAATCTACCATTCATATCATACTAGAGTTTGTTTTATTATATCATGCCTAATAAAAAAAGGGAACCCGTAGGTTCCCTTTTGATAACATATGTAGTCTGTATTACATAAGGTTCGCAACACGAACACGTCTGTAGTACTGGTTAAGACCTGCACCGAGTGCTTCAGCATCAGGTGTACCGTTCGCTTTAACAACGAATGGGTTAGCAACCATACCATAACGTGTCTTAAATCCAATTTTTGGCTGGAATGTGTCAGGACCAATTGATCTGACCATTTGTAGGGGAACGTAAGGACAATAGAAGAGTCCAGCGTCATAAGGTGATGTACCTTTGTATCCTACAACGTAGTAGTGAGTGTCACTTACGTTAGCAGAGAAAGGATCAACAAATACCTTAATACGTCCGTTGATTGTTCCAACAAGTAGATTACCTGTGTCATCAACTTCACCGATGGAAGGACCACCAGCACCAGTTAAACCAGAAGAGTAGTCTAGAGTACCAGACATAGCAAGAGCACTAGCAACATCAGCAGATGTGATGATGAAGTTACCCTTTCCTCTACGAGTTTGCTGTGCGATTGCGTTAGCATCTCTTTCTACTTGGAACATCAGTCCTTTGAATTTTTCAACTGACCATCTTCCATTTGAATCAACGTCAAGGTCAAATACACCTTGGTTTGCTACGTTGTTCTGTGCTCCAGACTTAGCAACTGTGTAAACAGTTCTAACAACTTCTCTGTTGATTTCAGCAAGGATCTCACTAGACAAGATGTTAGCAAGTTCTTGCTCGGCATCTAATCCGTGGATTGCTTTCAAGTCTTGAGCGAGTTCTAATGTGTACTCAGCTTTTAGAGCTCTGGACTGTGCAGTCACAGAAGTCTTCTCAATGCTGAATGACATTTCTCTGAAGAGCTTTCCGCTTTCTCCTAAAGCTTCAGCATCTTCTCTTGCCATTGGTTTCTCACCACGTGCATAGTTACCAGAGGTAATACCACCACCAGTAGCATCGTTGAGTAAACCTGGGTTTGAACCTGCAACAGGGTTTGCTGTATCGTATGCGTTAGCAGTAGCATCAAATCCAGCAGAGAAGTCGTTGTCAGGCTCGTTAAATAGAGCTTCTGCTCCACTTCTACCTTCAAAGTGTGACTTCATTGCGAAGATAAGACCTGTAGGTCCTGACATTGGTTGTACACCACAGATGTCGTATGCTACTAGGTTAGGCATAGCACGACGGATCAAGCTGATTAGAACAGGGTCAAATCCAGCTAGTCCACCTGTTTGAGTGGTTAGTCCGCTACCTGATAATCCACTAGCACCAATAGCACCAGATATGTTACCAGCAGAACCACCTGCTTCGTTAATCATTCCACGCTCTTCACGTAGGAATCTTTCTTGGTTTTCTAACAGAACAGCAGTAACTGCCTTTTT